GTGAGATGAGCATGTGCGCATGCACCAAAACTTGTAACTAACGTGAGGAAAAATATGAATCCATACAAAATAATTGCCGATATAATCGGAATCCTAGCCATCATTGTGATTGTGCTAGGAATTGTGCTGATGATTGCAGCCGCAATTTAAAGGCGAAAAAGTGTCCGGCTATATAATATATGACGTGACGTCATTATTGCTTTTTAAATAAAGTCACTGCTAAAGTGCAGTGCATAACAAAGGAGAACAGAAATGAAACTATCAATATTTGAAGTCTTCAAGGTTACTGAAAAGATAACGTATCATGATAACTTCGTAACCAAAACCATAATAATCGAAGATACCGAAGGAACCAAATCAGAAATTGTTTTGTTTACCAATGGCGGTTTTTCGAATCTTATGAGTGACTCACTTAAACAGGAGTTTGTCGATGCTTGATTTCAGAAACTCATGGGACTTTCCAATCGAATCCCAACCAATCTATGACCAGCTTGGGCATGTCATTGAAGGGCATCAAAGCATTGTCCGCACTGATACAAATGAATCTCTTGGTGTTCACGGCTCACGATACAAAGCCGTGTCACATCAGGACGTAGTGGACTCAGTGGTTGACGGTATCAAGACCGCCGATCTGTCCAAAGACTACGACCTTTACGTTGACGTAATTGAGAACGGACGTAAACTTCGAGGTGAAATTTTATTTAATGATCTGACTATCGAACCAGCAGTCGGAGACTATGTGAAGTTTCGCGTTTCATTCTTCAATAGCTACGATGGCAGTTGGTCTTTTTCTCAGCTTGCTAATGGCTTACGGCTATGGTGTCTCAATGGCTGCACGACAGCCGATACTGTGGCGCGTAGTAAATACAAGCACACCACATCTATCAACGTAGAAGGATCAGCAGCCAAAGTTGTTGCTGGCCTTGATCACTTCATGTCACGCAAGGAAGTGTGGCAGCATTGGATGCAAACTAAACTTGAGCAAGAGCAAGTAGAAAACTTCTTCAAGAAAACAGTTTGCAAATCTTTCACACGCCAAAGGGCTGTGACCAAGACCAATGAAAAGCAATTAGAAAACTTGCTTAAAATTTGGAGCGAAGAAAAAGCTGGCTTGGGTTCTAACAAGTGGGCTTTGTATAACTGCCTGACATACTGGGCAACACACACCAACGAGTTACGCTCGCCAGAGATCGCTCGTTACAACAGAGAGATTTCAATTGCCAATGCAATGAAGTCTACACAATGGGAGAGTCTATAATGATGACACGCAAAGACTTTGAATGGATAGCGGATCGGTTTGGTCCGCTAGTCTTCTCGCCCATCACAATTGAAAAAATTGCTGATGATCTTCAAGAAACCAACCCACGGTTTGATCGTGATAAGTTTATTCAACGAGCCGTAGCAGCATGGGAAAAACACAATGACATCTCAGACGATGAAATCCCCTACTGAACTTTGTCCTGTTTGCGTAGGCGATGGGCAAATAGAATATGAAATCACAAAGCGTCAAACATTTGGTCGTGACATTGGTTACATAGATACTGAATGGGATAACTGCTATCAGTGTGAAGGAACAGGAGAAGTGCCAATCGCAGACTACCTATTGACGAGCAAGGAATGAATACTGCATAAGTGCAGTATGAAATCGTATCTGACTACACTAACTGATAAAGCAAATGAGTATGATGTTTCCTTGCTCAAGGCATTCAAGCAAGCAAGCATACCTACATCCACATACTACCGCGCTCAGTCTAGTGGTCAGATACGATACGAAACTGCATTGAGGGTATTCAATGCCATTGAAAAGCTACACGTACTACAACAAGCCCGTGAGCATACCCAAAGACTACGAGCGTCTGGTAAAAATATTAATCGACGCACGGTTCGCGCAAAGTTTAAGCCAAGAGTCGTTAGCTCATAAGATAGGGTGTGCAACTTCGCTGATCCACAAGTGGGAAACTGGCAAGCGAATACCCTCTGGCTTTATGTTAATGTGCTGGCTTGATGCTTTGAACTGTGAAATCGAAATCAAAAAAATCCCACAGAATCGTCTGTCTTAAATGCCAAGTAAAAACCGAATGGTTTGTGGCTATCTTAAAACAAACAAATGATAGCTATGAAAAGCATTGGTATATTTGCAGACGCTGCTATGAGGAAGACCAATGGCAAACCGTAATAAAAACAAAGGAACGTACCACGAAAAGTGGTTCGTCAAGTGGCTCGAAGCCGCAGGTATCAAGGCCAAAAGGCAGCCCCTCTCAGGCAGTCTGGGAGGCGAGTATAGCGGCGACATCAAACTCGAACTCAACGGACACGAACTGGTAGGAGAAGTTAAATACCGTGACAAGTCTACCTTTCCTAGTCCCTTCAAAGTTTTAGAAGGCAGAGACATTGCCTTTTACAAAAGGCGGACAGGCGATCCGCAAACCCTAGTCATCGTATCAGGTGATACATTCCTCAAACTAATGGAGAACAACGATGCCTTACAGCAAAAATCAAATAGGCTACCAAAAGAACCAATCGAGTAAAGAAGCAGCATCCTTTAATGTAAAAGGCAAACTTACAGTCCGTGAGCAAGTGTTGAACTTATTCATAGAACACAAAGAACTTACCAATGAATCTGTTTCTCAACTATTAAATAGGCCAGAAATATCTGTGCGGCCTAGAATAACTGAGCTGAAAAACATGGGGTTTTTAGCTGACTCAGGCAAGAAGACCGTAGGTAAATGGGGAACTTCTATTACAATTTGGTCTTACAATAAGGACTCAAACAATGATTAAAAAACTATCTAACATGGCTGATGCTGCTATCTGGGATGCACAAGTCAACAAGTCTTCTACAAATCCTGACTACAATCGCGCTATCAAAAAGGAAGGTTTCTTTCTGGACACACACCAGATTGTAGCCAAACGCATTGAAAACGGAGAACCTGTTGGCGAGTTCTGGTTGCGAGGTAAAGCCAAAGAAGCACTGCTAGATCAGACTGACTTAAAGCAAAGTGACTTCTCTAAATACAATGGCTGGCTTCAAATGTATGGCAACTATCCAGAAAATAATTCTTGATATAACTGCGTAAGTGCAGTACCTTACCGCTTATAATATAAGGAGAACATCATGAAGCGAACAGGTTTCATTGGCGGTAGTGATTGCGTAAAAATCATGCAAGGTGATTGGCAAACACTATGGGAAGTAAAGACAGGGCGTAAAGAACCTGACAATTTATCAGATAACATTGCAGTGCAGCTTGGTAGCTGGACTGAATCCTTCAACCTGTCTTGGTTTGAAAAGCAACACAACTGTGTTCTTTCTGGGCATCAATATGAATATGAACAGATCGTTGGCACAGTAGCTTGTCGTGGTACAGTAGATGCGCGGTGGAACAATGCAATTGTAGAAGCCAAGCATACCAATGCCTTCAACAAAATGGATGACGTTGTAGAATTATACATGCCGCAAATCCAACTCTATGCACATCTTGCAAAAGCAGATGGCACTCACCTCTCAGTAATCTTTGGCAACAGCAAATGGGAGTCAACCTTTGTCCACTACAACGACGAGTATTTCAATTCTATGTGGGCGGTGGTGTCAGATTTCTGGAGTTACGTTCTCAGTGACACGCAACCAAATAATATTGAAGTTCAACCAATATCAACGGATGCCATCCCGTTGGATAAGATGGTCAGGAGAAACGCGAGCAGAGACAATCAATTCATTGACGCAGCAGTTACATACCTCAACGGATATGAACACAACCGCGTCTTCGAAAACGCCAAGAAAACCCTCAAGCAAATGGTCGGTCCAGAAGAAAGGGAAGTGTACTGTGATCAGCTTGCAGTTCGCAAAGACAAACGCGGTGCACTTAGAATAGTAAAACGATAAGGAGAACACCAATGACACTACAAATATGGAATAAGCTGGCCTCTTCAGACCCCAAGTATCTGAAGAAGGTCAGCTTCGGAAGCCGCAGCTTCACCGCAATCGACCCACAATACCAAGTCATGAAGATGACAGAAGAGTTTGGCCCCGTTGGTGAGGGCTGGGGTTGGCACAATCAAACAGAGATAGTGTCTCTGGCTAACGGAGACAGCGCTGTGTTAGCGCATGTGACTGTTTGGCATGGTAACCAAGGAAATATGTTTGGCCCCTTCACAGGCTGCCGTAAGTTCTTTGACAACGCCAAGGGTAGATTGGCAGAGGATGCACCGAAGATGGCTATTACCGATGGCTTGACCAAAGCACTGTCTCACATTGGCTGTGATGCTGATGTGTTTCTTGGTAAGATGGATGGCAACAAGTATGATGCCGACAGCAA